CATCATGGTCTATGACGCCATGCGCCGCACTGACGGCCAGATTGCCGGTCTGATCCGTGCTTGCACCCTGCCTATCCTGTCCGCCCAATGGGACCTGGACGTTGAGGGTGTCCGCCCTGAGGTGGCCGAACTGGTCCGCACGGAAATCGGGCTGAATGCCGTGGGCAAGTCCCGCCGCCGCCGCCGGCGTGAGGGCATCAACTGGCTTGACCACCTACGGCTGGCCCTGCTGGCCCTGCCCTACGGCCACATGCCCTTTGAACAGGTCTACCAAGTGGGCGCGCCGAACCCGGACCAGGCAAACATTGGCCTGGATGAAGTGGTGCACTTGCGCAAGCTGTCACCGCGCATGCCGCGGACCCTCACGGAAATCCGGGTGGACAAGGACGGCGGGCTGGCCGGTATCAGCCAAGCCCCACTGGAACTGTTGCCCGGGCAGTACCGTGACATTTTCATCCCCGTGGACAGGCTGGTGTTCTACACCATTGACCGTGAGGGCGCGGACTGGACCGGCAACAGCATGCTGCGGCCTGCCTATAAGCACTGGTTCATCAAGGACATGCTGCTGAGGATTTCCGCCCAGGTGGTGGAACGCAACGGCATGGGCGTGCCCGTCATGTCCTTTGACCAAAACATCCCCGGCGCCCACCGTGAAGACGCCGAACGTGCCGTGTCTGACTTCCGTAGCGGGGCCACGGCGGGCCTTGTGAAGCCCATTGGCACCACCTTTGAACTGGTGGGCGTCAGCGGCTCTACGGCGGACCCCCTGCCGGTCATCAACTACCATGACCAGGCAATCACCAAGTCATCCCTGGCCATGTTCATGGACCTGGGCCATGACGCCGGCGCGCGGTCCCTGGGTGACACGTTCGTTGACTTTTTCACCGCGTCCCTGCAGGCCGTGGCGGAAGCGATAGCCGAAACGGCCACGGAACACATCATCAGGGATTTGGTGGAATGGAACTACGGGCCGGATGAACCGTACCCGGTGCTGACCCCCGGTGACCTGTCCCAGAACAACACCGTCACGTCCACCGTCCTGGGTTCCCTCGTGTCCGCCGGTCTGATCACCCCGGACGGCAAGCTGGAAACGCACTTGCGTAAGCAATTCAATCTGCCTGACCATGACGTTGCCACCGCACGCCCGCAGACGCCCGCCGCGCCCGCCGGCACCCCGGGCAAGGACGGCACTGTTCTGCCGCTGTCTGAGGGCGTGGACCCCCTGGACAGGATGGCCGCGCTGGTGGCGCGCATGGCTGAGCTCAAGAACGCCCACGGGCACGGGAGTTAACACAGGTGTGCCAAGAATGCGAGAGCATCACCGTGGAAGTGGAAACCATGGTGATGCTGGCGGAAGCGGAACGCCTGGTCATTGACGCTGAGGTTGCCGCCGGCGATAGTGCCGCGGAAGCCGTGCGCCCGCTGTTCCCGCATGAGGTTGCGGCCAAGGTCCGCTTTGGTGATATCGCCGCGCTGACCAATGAAGCCGTGGCGGAAGCCGCCACAGCCCTGGCCGGGTTGCGGGAAGTCATCGTGGGTTCGATCCTGGGCGAAATGCTGGGGGACGCTGACGAGGTCACCCCCACCGCCGCCGCCCGCGCTCTAGCCCAGTTGAACGCCGCCCAGCCGCTTCAAGTCCAGACCGCTGTGGCTAGAACCGCTGGTGCCCTGCAGGGCATCCTTGCCCGCGTGGCTAACAGTGCCGCCGGGATGGTCCAGGGTGAAGCCGTGCGCCAGGGTGTGAAGATGGGCGACTGGGCGCCGCCGGCGATTGACGCCGAACAATTCAAGCTTCCAGCGGCCACCGCCGCCCTGCACCCGTGGCAACGCATCACCGGCAAGCTGCAGACCACCATCATTGACCCGTCCAAGGTCTACGCGGCCAGCATCCCCCGGGATGACGTGGTCAAGGAACTGGACAACATCCCGCTGGACGGTTCCGTTGACCTGGCAAAGCAGACCATCCACAGCGCCCATGGCATTGGGCGGGTGGCGGCGGCTGAGGAACTGAACCCCTCAGAAATCTTTGCCACGGAAATCCTGGACGGGAACACCTGTAAGCCGTGCGCCCGGATGGACGGCAAGGAATACGAAAGCATGGAAGCGGCCAAGCGGGATTACCCCCACGGCGGCTATGACGGATGCCTTGGTGGCACGAGGTGCCGGGGCACCTTGGTGTTCATGTATGACGAACCGGACCCCATCGTTGATGACCCCAACCCGGAACCGTTGCCGCCTATCAAGCCGGAACCGACGCCCGCGCCCGCTGTGCCCAAGAAAAAGCGTGCGCCCAGGAAGCCTAAGCCCGTGGTTGTGCCTGACCCGGAACCGGTGGTGCCCACCCCCGCCCCCGCGCCTGCCCCCGCGCCCAAGGTGGAACCCAAGGTGACCCCAGCCGTGCCGCCGGCCAAGCCGCAGACCCGCAAGGAAGCGCTGGCCGCTGAAAAGCTCAAGCAGGCCCAGGAAGAACCTGGCGTGCCCAAGGCCCCCACCGCAGCGCCGCCGCCGCGCCGCAAGGGCGAAACGCAGCGCTACACGGCACTGAACCAGCTACCCGTGAACAAGGACATTGTCACGGATACGCCCATGCTGGTGGCCAAGTACACCAACCCCGGCCATGACAAGGTCACCGGCACGAGGTTCTACAACATGAACTGTTCCAGCGTGGTCCAGGCGTATGAATTCCAGCGCCGGGGCTATGACGTGAAAGCCGCCCCGGTGGCTGACGGCAAGGGCCGCGCTGACCGTATCTACGTCAGTGAGTGGTGGCGGGACAAGGACGGCCAGCCCGCCCAAATGTCCTTTCTGTTCACCATGCCGGAACCCCTGCAGCCCAACGGCAAGCGCCTGGCCGGGAACAAGTGGACCAAGACCGTGCCCAAGCTCAATGAGTGGGCCAGGGACTACCCGGACGGCGCGCGCGGGTTCGTTGCCATGGGCTGGACCCAGGGCGGGGCGCACGTCTTCAACTGGGAAAAGGTTGACGGCAAACTGATGTTCCTGGAGGGCCAGACGGGTGACTGGGACGCGTCCAAGCACTTTGAGGTGGGCAAGTTCAAGCCTGACACCGTGCGCATCGTCCGCATTGATGACAAGGAACCCACGGAACTGGTCACCCAGGCGTTTGAGACGCGCCCCCGGGAATTTGATTCTGAGGTTGGCGCCGCCGCCAAGGCCAGCCCCACGGGCAGGGTGCCGGTGTTGCTGACCAGTGCGGAAAAGAAAGCCAAAGCCCAGTGGCGGTTCAAGTTGCAGAACGGCAAAGCCGTGTACCTGCCCCCGGAATTCCGCAAGAACAAATCCAACCGGTGGGAACCGATCCCGGAAAAGGAACGCCAAGACATGCTGGCTGAATTCATGAAGAACGGGAACCGGACCTGATGAAACAGGCACGGTTGAGAGGATCATTTAGACCATGGCAGAACTGACTTTTGACCAGGCCCGGGAAGCTGTCCGGGCAGAGAATGAAGCCGATTGGGAAAACGAGGATTACCCGGGCACCTACATGGTGGCCCCCTACGGCTGGGAAGATGACCAAGCGTTCCTGGTCATTGAGGGCGCGCAAGAGTACCTGGAAGACGGGGACGTTGAATACGAAATCCAGGATGCGCCGGCGGTGTTCGTGGACAAGGCCACTGGCGTGGTGTTCACGGCTGAATTCCTGGCCGTCCAGGACCGCATCCAGGCCATGACCCCTGTGGGGGACCATCCTGATGATGACCCTGAGGAAGACCAGGAAGACTGACCCCCAAAGCTAAGCGCCCCATCCCCTCACCCGGGGTGGGGCGCTTTTTCAATGCCCGAAAACGGACATGGACCCCGTCCCACAGTCACCGTGTCACCGCGTCAATAATCGGGGCATCAGGCACCAAAGCCAAGCGAGTGAGGAACGAGGGGAAACACCATGCCGGTCAAGCGCGGAAAAGATGGCAAGTTCGTGGCCAATGGCGGGCGCAAGTCTGCCAAGGGCAAGAGTGGGGGCGCCGCACTGGCCAAGCGCGGTGTGGACCACATCCTTGCTGGCAGGGCTGCTGATGCCAAAAAGAAAAAGCCAACCAGGGCACAGGCGCGCGCCGCCGCCCTGAAAATCGCACAGGGCAAGATGCTTGCCGCGGCGAACAAGCGAAAGTAGGAACCCCCCATGCCCATCAAGCGTGACAAAAACGGCAAGTTCGCAAGCACCGGCGGGCCTGCAGGTTCCGGCGGCGCGGGTAAGCGCGCCGGCAAGGTCAGCAACCGTGCCAGCGGTGCCGTGAAAGCCCAGAAGACCGCCCGTGTTGAGGGTGCCAAGGCACCCCGCGCGCTCAAGGGTGCCACCGGTCTGGCCAAGGCCAAGCAGGGCACGGATTCCATCAAGGGTTTCCAGTCGTGGGTAGGCGACACCCCCGCCGCCAAGAAACTGGCCCGCCGCACAACGAAAAAGCGGTAACCACCATGCCTATCAAGCGTGATGCCAGCGGGAAGTTCAGCACCGGCAGTGGTTCAAAGCCCAGCCGCGCTAAAAAAATCGCCAAGGTCCAGGGCCACAAGAAAAAGGTCATGGACAACAAAAACCGCATGCACAACCTTGCTGAGGTCCGCCGCAAAGCGGAAAAGGACGACAACCTGGCGTGGCGAAAGGGCGACAAAGCCGCCATGGCCAAGACGGAAAAGCACCTGGCCAAGGTAGGCAAGGACGGCGCGAAATTGGCCACCCAGGCGAACAAGCTGCAACAGCGTTCCAAGACCGGCGGCGCCAAGGTCCATGAATTCACCGCCGGCGCTGTGCGGAAAAAGAAACTGGCCGCTGTGGCCAAACGAAAGGGGAAGTAACCGTGAAACTGGTTACCGTACCGAACTACCCGCTGGTGAAAGTGGGCACATGGTCATCCGCCATTGGCCCCAAGTCCATCAGTGAGGATGACCTCAAGGACATTGTGGAAGCCCACGAGTCCAAGGCCCTTGACCTGCCTGTGATCAAAAAGGGCCACCTGGACCCGCGCCACCAGAACCCCGCCTGGGACGGGGAACCCGCCTACGGCCAGGTGGACAACCTGCGGCTTTCGGAAGACGGCAAAACCCTGCTGGGTGACTACGTCAACATGCCTGAGGAACTGGCCGAGTCCCTGCCGTCTGCGTACCCGCACAGGTCCGTGGAAATCGCATGGGGCCTGAACCTCAAGGACGAAACCGGCAAGGTCACCAAGAAATTCAAGGCCGCACTGGCCGGTCTGGCGTTGCTGGGCCGCACCCCGCCGGCGGTCAAGGGCCTGGGCGGGCCTGTGTCTGCCATGTCCGGTTCCGTGGACTGTGACCGCCTGGACGTTATCGAAACCACCAACTTTTCGTTGCCAGGGGGCCTGACGGCCAACGCGTTGCGGGAAGCGCTGGATTCGGCCATCCAGAAAGAATTCCGCCGCCCTGCCAGCAATGACATGGAGGTTGGGGAATACCCCTGGATGACGGACTACACGGACACCACCGCATGGTTCCGTTCCAACGGTGGCGTCTTCCAGGTGACCTACACCGCGGATGATGCCGGGGTGATCACTCTGAACGATGACGTGACGGAAGTGGTTGAGCGCCGCACCTACGTGCCGGTAAGCGACACGCCGCCCGTCCCACAAACAAAGCTTTCTGGAACGGAAGCTAACACCGTACTAGGCACATTCAGTGCCAACGAACAGGACAGCAATAGGGAGGAACCACCAATGTCTGAGGTTCTGAAAAAGCTGCGGGACAAGCTGGGCTTGCCAGAAACGGCGACAGAGGAAGAAATCCTTACTGCCGCCGCGGAAGCCAACCTTGTGCCCAAGGCCCAGGAAGATGCAGAAAACAAGGACGGCCAGAACGGCGCACCCGCCGCCGATGCCGTCACGTCCGCATCTGACAACACCGGTGCCGGCAAGCATGCCGCCCCCGGCGCCGCACCTGCTGAGGGCGCACCCAAGGACGTGGTGGTTTCCGCCGTTGCGTTCTCTGAACTCATGGCTACCAGCCAGGCCAACGCCGCCGAGCTCAAGACCCTCAAGGAAGACAAGCAGAAAGCCCACGTTGAGGGGCTTATCACGCAGTTTTCCGCCGCCGGCAAGATTCACCCCACGGAAAAGGACTACTTCCGCGGTCAGCTTATGACCAACGAACCGGAGACGGTCACCTATCTTTCCGCCCGGGTGGGTATCCCCGTCCAGGAAATCGGTTCTGAGAACGCTGACACCGTGAATTTCGGTGAACAGGATTTCGGCGCCGCCCTTTCGTTCTTTGATGTTGGAGGTAACAAGTAATGGCTAAGTACCTGAATGCCGCGCACGTTGTCCACGATCCAGGCAAGAACTACACCGGTTTTGCTTCCGCCGTCGCCGTTCGTGGCAAGCGCTTCCTGACCGCCAAGGCCGGTGGCCGTCCCACCCGCCCGTTCGTTGGTGAAGCAACCGCCACGTCCGCCGTGGTGGGCGTGTCCAAGTACGACGCGGACGCCAATGACGAGGTGGGCGTTCTGACCGGTGGCCTGGTGGAAATGACCGCCGGCGGCACCGTCGCCGCTGGTGACCGGCTCAAGTCTGACGCTGAGGGCCGCGCCATCAAGACCGTCACCCAGGCCACGGACCCGTACAACGCCATTGCGTACACGGACGCCACCGTTGGAAATTCCGTTTACGTCCAGCTTTCGCTCTAGGTCCGGGAAAGGGAATCTGAAATGAGCAACGTGACATACCCGCCGAACGGTCCTACCGTCAACGGGCAGACCATCAATGTGAACTGGGCGCTGAAAAACCCCACGTTCATCGAAAAGGCCGTGAACCTGGCCTTGCAGGGCCGGTTCATCAGTGACTACATCTTCCGTGCCGGTGACGCCGCCGCGGGTGCTGTGGTCTACGAACGGACGCTTGGCCCCAACGAGAAGTACCCGGCCAAGGGTGACGTGGAAATCGTTGAACCCGGTGACGAATTCCCGCTGGTGGATATCGGTGAGATTTCCAAGCAGACGGCAATCGTGGACAAGTTCGGTGCCGCCGCACTGGTCACCTACGAACAGGTGCGCCGGAACCAGCGGGACAAGATCACGGAAGCAATCACCAAGATTGCCAACGCGATCCTGAAAAAGACCGACACCCGCGCCATGAACGCCCTGGCCAATGACCCGGACAAACTGGTGATGGCTGCGGCTTCCGGCTGGGGCACGGCCACCCCGGACCCGTTCGCTGACATTGTCAGCGCCATTGCCCTGGGTGAGGGCCAGGAACTTGACTACAGCTTTGACACGGCCATCATCAACCCCGTTGATGCCGCAAAGTTGCTCAAGAACCGGGACATTCGTGATCAGCTTCCCCGTGAAGCCGTGGCGAACAACCCGCTGCTGACTGGGCGCCTTGAGGGCCTGGCCGGTCTGTCCTGGATTCAGTCCAACCGCAAGGCCGCTGGTTCGCTCTACATCCTGCAGCGCAACATCACCGGTGTCCACGCTGAGGAACTGGCGACTTACGCCCGCAACATTGACGAACCGGTCAACGAGCGCTGGCGTGTCCAGGGTGCCCGCGTTTCCGTGCCCATCATCACTGATCCCAAGTCCCTCGTGGAACTGACGGGCATCTGATCATGACACGTCAGCGCCGCAGCGCATCCGATGCCCTTGCAAGCACCCAGGTGAAGCCTGAGGAAGTGGCCCCGGCCACCCCTGATGACACCAAGCCTGATGAAACCACGCCGGCCACTACTGAGGTAACCCCCGCGGTGACCCCGGAAGTGGACGTGCACGGGTCTGACGTGGATGGCAAGGTGGATTCCCCGGAAGCCGCCGCCCAGGACGTGGACCCGGCCACCCCGGGTGATTTCGCCGCCGTCCATGAGGATGACCAGGAAGACGAGGAATCGGACGCCACCGTGTCCGTCATCGTGGTCCACGATGCGTTCAACTACTTTGAAGACGGTGTGCACCTGACCGCCAAAAAGGGTGAACGCATCGACCTTGAGGAACACCAGGTTGACCGCGCGGTTGGCCTTGGCGCCGTCCGCAAGGCTGACAAGGACTAAGCCCGAAAGGCCCAAACCATGGCTGAGGCCACAACGTGGGGTGTCAGCGTCGAAGATGTTTCGGCGCTGGCCCCCCATATTGTTATTGCGAACGATCCAGGACCGGCACCGGACCCGGCGCCCCTGGGTGACCCCTACAACAAAACCACCATCCGCAAGGTCACTCGGTCACAGGTGGAAGCGTTCATTGCCGATATCACCGCCGCGGTGGACTTGCGCCTGCATCTGCGTTTCCGGGTGACGGACCAGGACTACCTTGACCGGCTGGACGCCCTGGCCAAGGACACCATCACCAACGGTGCCGCCTGGTACCTCGTGGCGGCGGCTTTCCCGGTGAAAGCTGGCACCAACGAGAACACCAACTATTCCGCCGAGCTCAAAGCCCGGTACAAGGAAGCCCTGGACGCGCTGGACACGTCACTGGTGGCCTTTATCAAGGCGGGCGTGGGTATCACGGCTGGGGTGGCCGTTCCGGCGTCCATACGCCCGAATTTCCACGCGCCCATCTTTGCCGATGACATGAGGTTTTAACCCATGGGTGCTATTTTGCGGTTCAGCATTGAGGGTGAACGCCCATTCATCGTTGAACTTGAGCGTTACCAGGAAAACTTCCGAACCGCAGAACCAGCATTTGAAGCCATGGCCGATTTCCAGGCTGGCATCTGGAAGCAACAGTTTGACCAAGAGGGCAGTTATACCGGCGCGCGCTGGTCTGCCCTGTCGCCGGCGTATGGCCGCTGGAAACAGCGGCACTACCCGGGTAAGCCCATCCTGCAGCTTACGGGTGACCTGTACGATTCCATGACTTCCAGGCCCTTTGGAACGGAAATCATCAGCCATGACCGGATGGTTATTGGCACAGGTGTGCCATATGCGGGCTACCACCAGAACGGCACGGAAACGATGCCCGCCCGCCCCATGATTCAAAAGCCCAGCGCCAAGGACCGGCTGCAGTTCGCCAAATACATGCGCGACTGGATTGTGAAAGGAACCGTGAACTGATGCTTGGACCTGAGGGAGTCGCCCGCGCGCTGGTTGGCCGTCTGCACCAGCGTTTGCCAGACAAGCTGGCCGAAATGCGGGAACGCCTGGGCGTGACTGACTATGAACTGCCGGATGTGCTGGCGGACAACATCCACCCCACGGAAGCGGACGTGCTGGCCATCGGTCAGTACCCCTGCATTGCCGTGGTGGAGTATGACACCAGCGGCAGGCTGGGGAACCAGCAAACGGACCTGGACGCTGGCCACGAGGAATACCAGTACAAGTACCGCATGCGCGTTTTTGCGTTCGGCATGGCTGATGGGTACGTGGAAACGGACCTGTTGCGGAAGCGCCTGATTCTGGCCATTCGTGAAGTCCTGTTGCAGGACAAAGTCCTGCATGATGACGTGGCCGGCGGGCAGTACGCGGAAGTGGACAGCAACACGTTGCGGGAATCATTCAGCGACGTGGGCGCGGTGGAAGAATCCCAGCTTTTGGGTGGCGGGTACATAGAAGTGGAGATTGCCAGCCAGGAACGCCTTGCCTGGCGTATCCCGCCGTTCTCTGAGGTGCCGCCGGCGCTGACCGTAACCCCTGGCTTTGAGCCCTAGCCAACCGACACGGACCCCGTCCCCCAAGAAACCGCCCAGAGAAATGAACCTATAGGCATGAGCAAACCAGTACGGGTGCATAACCCAAGTCAGTTTGAGGTGGTCATCGACCAAGAGGGGCATTCCCTTGCCGGCAACACCGCTGGCCAGGTTGTTCCTGATGCCCTGACGGAATCCTTGATTGCTTCCGGCAGGCTGCTGGAAAGGCCCAAGGAACCGTTCCCCGCATCGGTCACGGCAAGCCCCAAAACCCGCAAAACCAACACCGTGACCGCATCCGGCAACGGTTCTGAGACAGGAGAGTAAAACCATGGCTATTGGTGTTGAGGTCACCACCTCACTACGTTCCGGCCCGTCCAACCCTGGCCCGATTTCGGGGCGGCTGCACATTGCTGGCCTGACCGAACGTGGCCCGATTGACCGCGCCGAACTGGTGAAGTCCATTGCCCAGTTTGAAAGCATCTACGGTGTCCGCACCCCCTATGCTTCCAACGTCTACGATTCCGCCCGCACATTCTTTGAAGAGGGCGGCAGCGAACTGGTAGTTGCCCGTGCCGTTGGCCCCGCAGCCACCACAGGGTTCCTGGTTCTCAAGGACACGGCGGATGTAAACACCGTCCGCATCCAGGGTTCTGACCCGGGGGCGCATTCGTCCAGCGTGACCGTGGAAGTGGTCCAGGGTGCTGGCAAGTACACCGTGACCGTCCGCAAGGATGGCGTCCTGGTGGGCCTGTTCCGCGACCTTGTCACCCCCGGTGACCTCGTGGCGGCGGCATCGTCCAACACGTACATTGATGTGACTGACCTGGGTTCCGTCACTGCAGCCCCGGGCAACCAGCCCAAGACCCTGGCCCCCACCGCACTTTCCGCCGGCAGTGATGACCGCGCGGCCATCACCGCGGCTGTTGTGGCGGCGGCACTGGACAACCCCAGCGCAAACACCCGCGGCGGCGCTGTGGCGGCACCGGGCTACCCGGCAAGCACCATTGGCACCCTGCTGATTGCGCACGCCAAGGCAACAGGCAAGATTGCCCTGCTGTCCCCCGCTGAGGGCGCAACCCCGGAACAGGCCGCACTTGATGCGGAAAACCTCATTGGGGCTGATGGTTCCTTTGCTGGCATGTTCTACCCGCACATTGTCATCCCGGACGGTTCCGGCACACGGACCCTGTCCCCGGAAGCCTTTGTGGGCGCCGTCCGTTCCCGGGCGCACCTTGCCAACGGTTTCTGGCAGGTTCCCGCCGGTTCCCGTTCGCTTCCGCGCTGGATTGTGGGCACGGTTCGCATCGTGGACCGCCTGCAGAACAACACGCTGGCAGAATCCCAGTTGAACGGCATCACCACCATTGGTGGCAAGCCGCGCCTGTACGGCTGGGCTTCCCTGTCCACGGACACGGAAAACTTGGGCCTGCTGTCCGCCCAGGACACCTTGAACAACCTTGGCTTCAAGGTTGAGGAAGCGCTTGAAGAATTCGTGTTCACCACGATTGACGCCAAGGGCTTCCTGCTGTCCCGCATTGAAGCTGCGGTGACCGGCGTCATTGACCCCATCCAGGTGGCCGGCGGGTTCTTCCCGCTGTTCCGTGACGGGGACCAGATTGACCCGGGCTACAAGGTCACGGTTGATCAGTCCATCAACACTGCCACGTCCATGGCCAACAATGAGGTGCTGGTATCCATCAGCGTCCGCATGGCCCCGGTAGCCGCGCTTATCAAGGCGGAAATCATCAAGGTAGCCCTGACGGCTTCCGTCTAACCAGAAAGGCTGTAGAACAATGAGCAAAGCAACAAAGCGCCAATTTCTGGTGACGATTTCCGGCTTCCCGGGCACATGGTCCACGTCTTCCGGTGGTTCGCTTTCTGCGGACGTTACCCGGGACTATGACGGCGGCAGTGACGTGCCGGACCTGCTGGGTGGCGTCCCCACGGCGGAAGACCTGGAAATCAGCCGCACCTTTGACCCGGTGCGTGACTTGGCCATCCTTGAAAAGCTGCGGCGCGAGGTTGGCCGTGGCCGGTACACCATCATGAAGCAGGCCACGGATGCCAACTACAACAAGGTTGGCAAGCCCATGACCTATTCGGATTGCCTGCTGCTGGGTGTGAATGACCCGGATTCTGACGCGTCGAGCTCTGACACGTCCCAGATGACGGTGAAGTTCGCCACCACCGGCGCTGTTTAGGCCACTCGTGCGTGCCAGTCCGTTCCTGGCACGCACGAGTTAAAACGTGGGGCGGGGTGTGTGTTCTGTTCTGTCCGTTCTGGACACGCGCCCCGTCCCACACCCATTTAACGGTTTGGGTGATTCTGGGGTTACCGCTTCCCGGCATCAGGCCGGCAGGCAACAGGACTGAACGGACAACAGACCATGACTGAAACCCCCGCATACGATTTCGGCGCACCGGCACAGGCAGTGGCCCCCGCCGCGCCCGCACCCGTGGCACAGGCCCCGGCACCGTCGCCGGCGGCACACCGGGATTCCCCGCTGGATGTTCTGCGCAAGGAAGCCCAGCGCGACATTACCGAATTCCGCACCTATGACGTTGAGGGGCGCCCGGGCTGGCAGCTCAAGTTCGATACCAACATCGAATCTGACGATGTGAAGCGGTACCAGAAAAACGCACAGGGCAAGCGCAAGCGCCCTGAGGATGCGGACCCCATCATTGCCGCCGCCCAGCCCCTCATTGAACGCAACGTGGCCATCATCTGGAACGGCGACGTGCTGACCGATGAAAAGGGTGAAGACATTTTGCTGGGTTCCCGGGCGTTCATCACCATGTTTGGCGACATTGACGCCATCTATGCAGTACGCAAGTTCCTGGGTGACGGTCAGACGTTGTCCATGGGCGGCGCGCTCTACCTTGAAGCGGGCTACGGTGCGGACCTCGTGCCGGTGGACCCTCAGAAGCCCTAGCCGATTATTTAGGGGATAGCGATTGGTTCAAGGCCATGGCCCTGCAGGCAGAAATCCTGGGCATAGACCCGGTGATTATCCTGCGGGATTCAGACCCTCACAACCAGGCAGTGCGCAGAGCGGCTGCGGAAGTTATCGCCACGGCTAGGAACGAACGAAACAAGAAATAGCTAGTCAGAAAGGGGCGCCGTGAGTACCACAGAAGAACGGGTTGTCTTATCCGTTGAAGCCCGGGACCAACTCACGGCGCCCCTTGATGCCATGGCCAAAAAGGTGGAATCCACCGCTGACCGGGTAAACAAGGCCGGCAGTAGGCAGGCTGACGCTGTTGGCAAGGCCATGGCCCAGATTTCCGGTTCCACTGCGGGCGTTTCTACGGCCACGGACAAGATGGATAAGGCATTTGCCCAAGCCACCGGTTCCATGGCGTCCCAGGCGGGCAGGGCGGGCCGGGAACTGGACGCCGCGCTGACCGGCGGCGCATCCAGGGCCATGGAAAATGTCCAGCGGACCATCCGGGGCGCTACCCCCGGCATCACTGCCGCCGTGGATTCCACCTACCGGGACATAAATGGGCGCCTGAGGGACCAAAACGGTAAGTTCATCCGCACATCCGAACAGGCGGGTGAGGAAGCCGGCACCCGGGGCGGTAGCGGGTTCTCTGGTGGATTCAAGGGTGCCCTGGCCGGCATTGGCACCGCCATTGCCGCCGTGGGGTTCGGACAACTGATTTCGGAAGCCACCCGGGCCAGTGATGCCACCAACAAATTCAAGTCCACCATGCAGTTTGCCGGGGTGGACACATCCGGCATTGACGCTGCGGCCAAAGCCGCCCAGTCCTACGCTGACCAGACCGTTTATGACCTGCCCACCATCCAGAACATGCTTGCCCAGTTGGCTTCCAACGGTGTCAAGGACTATGCCGAACTGACCAAGGCGGCGGGTAACCTAAACGCCGTCGCCGGCGGTAGCGCTGACACGTTCGGTTCCGTGGCCATGGTCATGACCCAGACCGCCGGCCAAGGGAAGCTGACCACGGAAAACTGGAACCAGCTTTCTGACGCCATCCCCGGTGCCGCTGGTCCCCTGATGAAAGCCCTGGAACAGGCCGGTGCCTATTCTGGTAATTTCCGGGATGAAATGTCTAAGGGTGCCATCACCGCAGACGAATTCAACGCCGCCCTGTTGAAGCTGGGCACGGACCCTGTGGCTGTGGAAGCGGCCAAGTCCACAAAGACCTTTGAGGGTGCCATCGGCAGCCTGAAAGCCACCGTAAATTCCGGTCTGGTCCGGGCGCTGGATGCCATCAAGCCGGCGGCTACCGGGGCCATCACCGCCCTGTCCACGGGCCTTGGCGTGGCCATCGACTGGGTCACCAAGGCCATCCAGGGGCTTTATGACCTGCTGGTAAAGGGTGACTTTGGTTCAGCGTTCCGTGAAGCGTTCAACGTTGAGGAAGACAGCCCGATTGTTGATCTGCTGTTCCGCATCCGTGAGGGTGCCATCGGTCTGTATGACCTGCTGACAAAGGGCGACTACACCGGCATGCTTTACAAGGCGTTTGGCTGGGAGGAAGACAGCAAGGCTGTTGACATAATCCTGGGCATCCGGGACGCCGCCCTAAAGGTGCCTGGCGCTCTGCAGGAAGTCATGGACAAGGGCGGGGAATTCATCACCAAACTGTGGGAATTCCGTGAACCCATCACCATCATTGCTGGCCTGATTCTGACCCTGCTGATTCCGCGGCTGGTCCAGTTGGGCATTGAAGCCCTGAAATCCGCCGCGCAACAGAAACTTGCCTGGATGATTGCCCAGAGCGCCGCCGCCAAGGCCCAGGTTGCCGCCGTGTTTGCCGCTTGGACCATCATTGGCGGCTGGGTCATGATGGCCACCGTGGCAACCATCAACGCCGCCAAAATGGCCGCATCATGGCTGATTGCCATGGGGCCTGTTGGCTGGATTATCGGCATCATTGCGCTGCTGGTGGGCGCCTTTGTCTGGGCCTATAACAACGTGGACTGGTTCCGCGCCGGCGTGGATGCCGCCATGAAGTGGGTAGGCGAGGCGTTCCAGGCCGCTGGTAAGTGGTTCTCTGATGTGTGGAACGGCATTGTGGACTGGATTACCGGCACCCTGGTGCCAATTTTCCAGGGCATCGGCCAGTTTTTCGTTGATGGCTGGTCTGGCATCGTTGATTGGTGGAACAACACCCTGATGCCGGCGGTAGCCGCCGTGGGTCAGTGGTTCTCAGACGTGTTTACGAATATCGGAAATTGGCTGCGGGATTTCGTGGGCTTTTTCGTTGACGGCTGGGGCATGCTGGTTGATTTCTACAACAACAATCTGGCCCCCATCGTCCGCGGCATAGGTGACGTTTTCGCCGCCGTGTTCGATTGGATACAACGCCTTGTGTGGAACTTCACCACCATTGCCGTGGCCCTGTGGATGAAACTGGTTGACCTGTGGAACGGCGTGCTTTCGCCCGCCCTGCAGGCCGTGGGTCAGTGGTTCTCTGACATTTTCACGTTCATCTGGGAATCCGTACTCAAGCCCGTCATTGACAACATCGTGGCCGGGTTCCAGCGGGTAGCTGACTTCATCGGTTCCGTTTTCACCTGGATTTATGACAACGTCATCAAGCCCGCCGTGGATTTCTGGGTGTCCGCTTTCCGCATGGTGGTGGACTGGTGGAACCTCACGTTCCTGCCGGCGCTGCAGGCCATCGGCCAGTGGTTCACGGACGTGTTCAACTGGATTTACAACACCATCATCCTGCCGTACATCACGTTCTGGATTGATGCTTTCCGGTCCATCGTGGACTGGTGGAACCTGACCTTTCTGCCGGCACTGCAGGCAGTAGGACAGTGGTTCTCAGACGTGCTGAACTGGATTTATGAATCCATCATCAAGCCCATAATTGACCTGTTCGTTGGGGCTTTCAACGGGCTGGTGGATTTCTGGAACGGCGTGCTGTCGCCGGCCATGGATGCCGTTGGTAAGTGGTTCTCTGACGTAATCGGTGGGGCAATTTCCGGGGTGTCTGATTTCATCAATGACCTGATCAAGGGATTTGAGGGCTTCATCTCATTTTGGACCAACACCTTGAAGCCAATAGCTGACAAAATCGGTGAAATTTTCCGGGGAATCGGTGATGCCATCGGCACCGCCATAGACAAACTGGGTGAATTTGCGAACAACCCACTGGGTGGCATCCAGGACCTACTTGGCATCAAAAAGGACGAAAACGGCCAAGGCATCATGCCGTCCAACAGCGGCGGCGGGGTCTACAGCGGCGGCGGTATCGCCACGTTCGCCGGCGGCGGGGTCATCCCGGGCTATGCCCCGGGCAGGGACACCATCCCCGCCATACTGTCCCGCGGTGAGGGTGTGGCCGTGCCGGAACTGGTCCGTGCCATCGGCCCGCGCAACTTCATGGCCCTAAACCACGAGTACAGCGGCGGGCGCCCTGCAGGGTCCGGCCCGTCCCGCGCCCTGTCCACTGCAGTGGGCGGCGGTTCGTCCGCCGGCGGGTCCACCATGACCGTGGAACGCGTTGAGGTCAACATCAACCTGACCGGCGGCAACGGCGTGGCCGTGGCACCGGCTGACATTGAAGCCATCAAGGAAGCGGTTGAGGAAGTGTTTGACGAAATGAACAGGCGGAACTACTGACATGGTGAACATCCTTGTGGCCAAGCCGGAACGCAGCCAGACCATGCGCATTGTCACTGCTGACGGGTTCCAGGGGTCCATGCATTCCACCGCCAAGGGCTTCACGTACAAGGACATTCCGAACTTTGGAAGCATCCCGCGTGAGGGCAAAAAGGCCCTGACGCGTCAGGTGTCCCCGGGGCTGCGGCAACTGTCCTTTACGCACACCGTGGCCAGCCTGGATTACCAGCAATCCATTGAACCCATCGTGCAACGCTTCACGGACATTGCCGCGCGCGGGGTCCGGGTCCGGTTCACCGGCGGCAGTGGCCCCTTTGAACAGCCCTGTTGGTGGCTTATCAAGGACCTGGGTGTGAACGTCACCCAGCGGGCCTTGGACAACACCGCTTCATTCACCACGATTTCTTGGACCCTTGAAGAATGGGTTGACGTGACCACCAACGCCATCAGGCCGCGCCCGGTGCCCAAGGTGCCCGTGGTGGTCCAGCCGGTGGCCGCACCTACCCGCACGCACCGCGTGGTGTCCGGTGACACCCTGTGGGGCATTGCCCAGCGCTACCTTGGCAGTGGCCCGCGGTGGCCGGAAATCTTCAACATGAACACGGCCATCATCAAGAACCCGCACTGGATTTACCCCGGCCAGGTCTTTAGGATTCCGGGCTGATGGGTGCCACGCTGGATGAAAACCGGCTCAAGTCCATCAGCGTTACCGGCAAGACACTGGAAGCTGACCTGGTGGAGTCCTGCAGCAAGGCATCCTTTGGGTCATCCACCACCCAGGTCACGGAACTGTCCCTGACGTTCACGGACACCATGGATTTGGAAATCTTCCGTTCCGGCCTGCTGGCTTCCGGCGCGTCCGTGGCCTATGGCGGCTGGAACATGATTACCCGGACCATTTCCCTGAAATCCGGGTCCGCCGGCCCTGAGCTCACGGTCAAGTGCCCCAGCATCTTTGTGGAACGGCTGCGGGACCAGACAGGCGGCTACTCATGGGGTGACCGGGACGTGACCGGCTGGGCGCGGGATATGGCCCGGGCTGTGGGGCTTACCCCGGTGGTTCAGCCCGGGCTTGGCACCCGCACGATTGTGCGCGCCGATTCTGAGGGCGATAACAAGGAATCATCTTGGGACGTGCTGGCGTCCGTGGCCAAGGCCGTTGGGTGCTGGCTGTTTGAGTACGGCGCCACCATGGTGATGGCCAAGCCGTCTTGGCTGGTGGCCAATGACTGGGGCGGGCGTTACTGGCCGTTCTACTGGAACAACTGGGCGGACTACAGTGAGGGCCTGCAGGGGCTTCCCGGCTATGACCTTGACCCCAACGGCAACCCGGCGGAACGCCTGCAAATCCGGCTGGTGTCCCCCGACGCTGACGAAATCCGCCCTGGGGACACGGTGGACTTGGGCGGCAACGTGGGCACAATGGCCGGCAAGTGGATTGTGGTCAACGTCAGTTTCCCAATGACCGTGTCAGGCGTGGTGACGGCGGACTGTGTCAGGCCAATTGACCCTGTCATCCCGCCGGAAAACACCAGCACCAGCACGGGCACCGCCGGCGGCGCGGCCAAGCCAACTGCGGCATCCAGTGCGGGCGGCGGCGCGGCATCATCCGGGCTGGTTGCTGCGGTGAACCGGTTTGTGGCCAAGTACAACGGCGTGGCCATTGACCATGACGGGGCCTATGGTGCCCAGTGCGTGGATTTGACCATGCGCTATGCCAGCGAGGTGTTCGGGGTCCGCATCAACGGCAACGGCAAGGACTGGTTCGGCAACGGGCCGGGGTCCGGCGCGTTCCGGCAGGTTGCTGCGGGCGCGGCACCCCAGGTGGGCGATATTGCATGCTGGGGTTCCGCCATGGGCGGCGGTTACGGTCACGTTGCCATCGTCCTGGGTGACGCCGGCGGTGCGGTTGCCTGCCTGTCCCAGAACCCGGGGCCGGCACACAAGATGAACATCACCAAGAGTGGCCTGCAGGGCTACCTACGTCCCACGAAAGCGGTCTGATGAACACAGTTTGGGCTTGGCTGATAGCGGCACGGGTGTGCACCCTCGTGCGTGACGTGCGCGCCGGCGCGGTGGCTGACCAAGGATGGAAAGACAACGTGGGCGCGCCCCTGACGGTAGCGGAAGCCATAAGCCAAGCGTGTGCCACCGCCAAGCTGCGGTTCCCACGTGAGGATGCCAAAATGCTGGCTGTGCTGGCCCGGGACGGCGTGCCCGTCCCGCTGGACACCATGCCGCACGGCGCGGCGGTGGAGCTCACCAGTGGGCGGCTGGGCCTGTACGTTGGGGCGGGTGTGGTGGAGTCCAGCGGGCCGGCTTTGTGTTTGGTGCCCGTAGACCAGGCCCGTTTGGTCAGGGCTTGGCTGGTGCCCGGGCTTGCGTACATGGAAAGGGCGGGGTCATGAGGGGTGCTGTAGCAAAGGCCATGGGCCAGAAACCGGGGCGCCCGGTGGTGGCCGATGCCATCCCCAGCCTGTGGCGTGGCACGGTGGTGGAAATTCACAGCAACGGCATGGTCTACGTCCTGATTCCCAGGCTGGCAGCCAACCCGGTGGGGCCGATGCCAACCGCCGTGGCTGGCCTGGTGGCCGGCACCCCGGTGGTGGTGGCGGCGATTGAAGACAGCCGCAATGACCTGCTGGTGCTGGCCGCGGCTGGCCCGCCGCCCGTGACACCCTGACCGTCCCACAATGGGCGGGGTGATTTCCGCACCATGAGGGCATGGCACTTTTACCCGCTACCCGTACCGGGCTGACACAATACACAGCCGGCACCGATCCGCACCCGGGGCGGGTCAAGTTCAACGAGCAAGTAGCGTTGCTGGATTCCATCGTGGCGCTGGGCTATCAGGGCACGCCGGCGGCGCGTCCCGTTGCCGGCAAAGCCGCGCGCTTTTTCTGGGATGAAAACGCCAAGCGGCTGGCCTGGGATGACGGCACGGCATGGCAGGACTTGAATCCCAACGGCGGCGGCGGTGCGGGCCGCGCCCTTGTGCTGGGCGGCAACGGTGCTGAGGGCAGTTCAGACCGTGCCGCACGCGCTGACCACACCCACCCCCTGCCCATGGCCAGTTCCACCGTGAACGGGGCCATGGCGGCGGCGGACAAGGCCAAGCTGGATGCGGCCACAGATGCGGCGACCGCCGGCGCGCTGGCCAAACGCGATAGTTCCGGGCGCTTGTCCATCAGCACCCCCACAGCGGCGGGAAATGCAACCACCAAGTCTTACGTGGACGGACTCGTTGGCCAGACGGCCACCTATGTTGATGATTCCGTGCGGGAAATCAGTTCTGTGGTCACGTCCACCACCCGCCCGCCAAACCCGGCCATCAACCAGTACATCTATGAGACGGACACCAAGCGCACCCGCCGGTGGGACGGTGAACGCTGGGTGTGCACAGCCCAGCCGCACACCCTGTTCACGCCGCAATGGCAGGGCTTCACTTACCTTGGTGCCGGCTACACCGTGGGCGGTTCTTACACCGTCATCAGTGAACGCATGGTGCGTTGCAATATGTGGCTGCGGGGTGGCGACGGGGCCAGCATGGGCACCGGGCGGCTGGCTGTCACGCTTCCGTTCGCTGTTGCCGGCTACCCGCAACAGTTCGGCATCGGTTCAAGCCTGATCACCGGCCCCAGCGGTCCACTGCGGCAAATCTTGGGCGCTACGGGCGGCGGCGCAACTGCTGTTGAACTATGGGCTTGGCCTGACGTGTCAGACGCGCAAGCGGCAATGCGCACGCCAGGGCAAATGGGCTACCCGTTCCAAGGGGGCTCAGAATTCCACTTCAACTTCACGTATGAGACGGACAACATCTGATGTTTGAGGGAATCCCAAGCTGGGTGGTCACGGACCTGTCCCCGTGGTCCATCGTTGGGCTGATGTGTCTGGGTCTGATGACCGGGCGTGTAATTGTGCCGCGGTTCTACTACAAGGAACTACTGGCGGACCGGGACCGCTGGCGTTCGGTGGCCGAAACGCAGACCGCAGCGGTTGCCGTGTTCGCTGATGCCATGCCAGGGCTGGTTGAGGTTGGCAAGACCACGGACAAGATTATGACCGCCATCCAGGAAAAGACTGAGACGGAGACGGCCCGATGATCAAAAAGCTATTTGGCTGGGCACGGTACCAGCTTAGTGACGCTGACCGGGCTGACTCTGAAACCGCCCTCAAGCAGGCTGAGGAATCCTTAGCCCGGGCGCATGCAATCCGTGAAGAATCCGTGCGCGTGGGGGCGCGCCAAGCGATATTGCGGCAAGAAAACGGGTTCGGCAAGAACCTCACACACGTATTCAAAGGAACGTAAAAATGGAAATAACTATGGGGTTGGTCCTGCTTTTTGTGCTGATGGTGGCACTGATTTACACCACCGTTTACTACTGGCGCACAGCGGATTTCATGCGGTACGCCGCCGGCAAAGCGTTCATGACGCTGCTGATTTCGCTGACTCTGCTGGTGGCGTACTCCACAGCGGCAAGGTTCGTCCCGCTGGACATTCGCCGGCCCATCTTTGAATCGCTGATATTCCTGCTGATTCTGGCCGTGCTCTACATCCAAGGTGTCATGCGCCACGAACGGGCCAAGGAACGCAAGCGTCAGCGCGCCCGCTATTTCGATCCCCAAACGCCCAAGCCATCAGATAACGGACCCACTGAACAGGGAGAAACCGCACCATGACGAACACTGACCAGGACCGCTTCCTAGCGTCCGCCGCCGGCCGATTCTTTGACCCTGATGGTGTCTACGCCTACCAGTGCGTGGACACGGCCATTGCCTACGCCATTGCCTGCTTCCCCGGGGTGTCCTGGGAAACCACGTTTGGCCGCGGCAACGCACGGGACCACTTCCCCAAGACCAACGCCTATTTTGAGTCCATCCCCAACGTGGACGGTGACCTGACCAGCCACCCCCAGCGCGGTGACATTGTCATCTGGGGCGGCGATAGCTTCAACCCCTACGGCCACATTGCTGTGGTGGTGGACGCTGACCCGTACACCATGCTGGTCCTGCAGCAGAACGCTGACGGTTCCGCCGCCCAGCCCACCACGCTGGCGCGTATTGGCTACCACATCCCTGGTGCCGGGTCCGTGGTTGGCTGGCTGCGCCCCAAGGTGGCCGGTTCCGCGCCGGCACCCGCGCCGGCACCCGCCGGCACCCTGCAGGGCATCGACATTTCCAAGCACCAGCGCGGCATGGACGTTGCGGCCACCGGCGCACAATTCACCATCGTCAAGGCCACTGAGGGCATCGGATACACTGACCCGGAATTCTTGGCCAACCTGGACAAGGCCCGCCGCGCCGGTGACCTCGTGGGGTTCTACCACATGGCCCGCCCGTGGGCACAGGACGGGAACAACCCGCGCGCGGAAGCGGAATGGTTCGTCAACGTCATCAAGCCGCACCTTGGCCCGGATGACATTGTGGCGCTGGACTGGGAAATGGACCGCGTGGATGACACCGCGTGGGCCGCTGAATTCCAGGCCGTCCTTGCTGAGCTCACGCAGAAATCCCCGTGGATTTACATGAACCGCAGCCACGCCACCAGCTTGCCGTGGGGCCACCACCGTGGCGCGTGGCCGCTGTGGGGCGCACTGTACCCGTCCAACTCGGAACAGGGCTGGGGTCCACTGAACGGCACCCCGGAATTTGACGGCTGGAACCTCGTGGCGTGGCAGTACACCCAGACCGGGCGGCTGGCCGGCCACAACGGCACCTTGGACCTGAACGTGTTCTTTGGGGATTCCGTAGCTTGGCGGACCCTTGCCGCCGGCGGCGACTACAAGGCCCCCGTCATCAGTTCCGGCGCGTCCATTGCCGGGGTGGCCCAGGTGGTGGTGGAAGCCGGGGACACGCTTAGCCGTATCGCTGACCAGTTCAACGTCAACCTGGATGCCCTTATCAAGGCCAACCCGGGCATCAACCCGGACCTTATCTACCCGGGGCAGGTCTTGAACCTGCCGGGTGCTGGTGGGCCTGCAGAAATGCCGGGTGCCGTGTCCAAGTGCGTGGTGGAAGCCGGCGACACGTTGGCCGGGATTGCCACCCAGTTCAACGTGGACCTTGGCGCCCTTGTGGCACTCAATGGCATCAGCAACCCTGACCTGATTTTCCCGGGCCAGGTCCTTGCCCTGCCGGGTGCCGCCGCGCCGCTATCCGCCGGCCAGTGCGTCGTGGAAGCCGGGGACACCATGGGTGCCATTGCGGCACAGTTCGGTGTTGAGCTTGGCGCGCTGATTGCGGCGAACCCGCAGATTGCAAACCCGGACCACATCCAAGTGGGCCAGGTTCTGAACCTGCCGGGGAACAGTGGCCCTGCAGTGGCCCCCGCGCCGCAGCCGTCCGGGCACGGTCAGGTCATCGTTGAAGCTGGGGACACCCTCAGTTTGATTGCGGCACAGTTCGGTTCCACCGCGGAAGCTATCGCCGCCGCCAACGGCATCAGCAACCCGGATTACATCCAAGCCGGCCAAGTCCTGAACATCCCCTAGAAAGGCATCACCGTGATTGTCATTGATATCCCGTTCTGGCAACTGTTCCAGTTGCTTGCATCTACCGTGTTCCCCCTGCTGGTGGGTCTGGTCACCACCAGGGTGACCGATGGTGGCCGAAAGGCCATTTACCTTGCCGCGCTGGCCGCGGTCACGTCCATTGCCGCTGAACTGGCCGATGCCTTGCAGACGGGAACCCAGTACAACTTGGGCACCGCCCTGCTGTACGGCATCGGTTCATTCCTCATTGCGGTTGGTCTGCACTATGGCTTGTGGCGACCTACCGGCGCGGCAGTGGCGGCACAGTCCGTGCTTGTGACGGCATCACCTGAGGAAGTGGCGGCGGCGGAACAGGCCAAGGCCCTTGAACTACTCAGCAAGGCTGGCGTCAGCGTTCCCGCATACGCGCCCGCTGACCGGGTGCCCGGGCCTGACCACCGCGCTGACACGCTGTAACCGTAGCAACACAGAAAGCCCCCTCACACGCCATTGTGTGAGGGGGCTTTCTGGTCTGCGGTCAGTCTTCCCGGGTTACCCGGATGGTGAATATGTGGTCAGCCACACGCAAGCGGACTTGGTCCGGGCCAAAGCCGTCCAAGACTTCCACCTTGTCAGCGTTGCCCCATTGCTGTTCCTCAAGGGACATGTCCAGCATAGCCGCAAGGATGCTGGCCACCTTTTCATCCGTGTCCGGCGCGGGCTGGTTATAGGGGTCATTGTCCCAGCGTTCAATCAGCCATTCGTTGACCATTTCGCTGACCCGGCTTTCCACGTCAATTTGCCGGTCATCGGGCAAGTCATTGGTGGTGCGGGGGAACAGTTCCGGGACGTGGTTGTGCAAAAGCGCGCTGGCGTCCATGTGTTCATGCAGGTCCGCAAAGGTCCGCACGTAGGGCAGTTTGTTCCATGTGTTCAGTTCTTCAATGTGGTGTTTGATGGCGGCAACGCCGGACTGGATTACGTCCGCAAGCATGCCGGGGACGGGGATGACCATGCTGGCCGGGGTGGTGGTCTGTTCCCCACTGCGGTTTACCAGCGTGACCACGCCCATCACGGTGTGGGTGGCCTTGCCGATGCCAAAGCCGGTGTTATCGGGGTCAATCAAGCGGTACTGGGCACCAAGGGTGGGCTTGAACATGAGGGTTCCTAACTGGTTGCTGTGGCGTCTGATATTTGGGTGCGGGCTTCCGCAAGAGTGAACGCAATGCCGCTGAATCCGTCAGGTATCCATTCCCCGTCAGCGGTGATTTCTGAGATAAACCATGGCGTGTATAGGAATTCGGCACTGACTTTGAAGTACCGCCCGCCCACCGTGGCGTAGCGGTCACGGTAGCCGTTCGTCAGGGCCGGGTTCCAGCTTGCTGTCTGGCTCAGGACTACCGTGGCCATGGTCAGATGGCGGGAAGTTCAAAGGCCCGCAGGCCCAGCCCGGATGACTGGGTGGTGCCGTCTTGGAACTTCACTACGGCATCAAAGTTGCGCAGTTCGGTGATGACGGCGGGTTCCCACCATGTGTGGAGAACGTAGTCACGGGAGTCCGTGATGACCCGGGCGGCGGTGACCATCAGGCCCACATGCAGGTTTTCGGCTTCAATGCGGGCCGTCCATGCATCAAACTCACGTTCGGCGCGCTTGCTGTAAAAAGCGGTCTGCTTTTTGGTGCGCAGGTTCACGGTGGGCAGTTTGCGTTCCTGGGTGGCGTTCATGGTGTGGTCCTTTGCTGTGGCGGCTGGTGAAGCAATAAAAGAACTGTAGCACGGCACTACAGAAAAGTGTCAATCACCTTTATTTGGTTCGCTGGAACCCGGGACGGCCATGGGTCTTGTAGTGGATGATGAACTGTTCCAGCGTGGACAGTTTCCAGCCCGGGGATTGGCCAAGGGATAGGTCCGGCTTGGGCAGGTCACCCCGCAGCTTCCATTGGCGGACGGTCTTGACCTGAACATCCAGGATGCTGGCCAGTCCGTCATAGGTGATGATTTGGTTTGGGTCAGTGGACATTGTGGTTCCTCACTGTGGGTTGTGGCTGTACCCGTCAAATGTAGCACCGCACTACACCACCAGTGAACCCCGCCGCCGTCCCACAACTGGCCGCGCGCCCGGTACACAATGGCGGCATGGCAAATGGCATCCTTTCTTTCCCGTTCCGGCTTGGCCCGGACGGGTCTGTTGTGACCGTGGGTTACGGCACTGACCCTGAGATTGAGGAAGCCATTGCCGTCTTGGCGCTCACCCATATTGGGGAACGCCCGATGCGCCCGGAATTCGGCATACCTGACCCCACCTTTGCCGGCCTGCACACCGGTGATATTCAAGTGGGTCTGGACGATTACGGACCCGCCGGCGTGATGGTCACGGCAATCACCACGGAAACCGTGTCAGACACCGTTGACCGGGCCAAGATTTCATGGCGCCGCACCTCAGATGGGACCGAACAGAACAATGGCTGAAATCCAGAACGATATCCCAGAGTATGAAGCGCTCAAGCTGCTGAACTTTGGCACGGAACCGGACCTTGTGAACGCCGGTGTTGCCTACGCCACCGCCGTCCTGCCGGAATGGCAGCCCCGGGCCGGGAACACGGAAATGGTCCTGATGGAAGCCTTGGCGGTCATGCTGGGGCCGGAAATCCTTGCTGTCCAGATGTTGCCCGGGCAGATCATCGAACAGCTTATGACTCTGTACGGGGTGACCCGTGAAGACGGCAACCCCGTGACGGGGCGGGTGTACGTCAACGTGACGAACAGCGCGCCCATCCAGGTCATTCCCGCCGGCACCAGGCTGCGGCTGACGCTGGCAGAGACAGCGGAAACCGTGGATTTCCTCACGGCGGATGAACTGCAGATCATG